TCAGAAAGATTCTGCAAGTTTAAATTGGGGTTTTTCAATTACATTTAGTCTTCCATTAGATAATTCATTACAAAAGCGTTGTAAGGCTATGGCTGATAAATGGCTTGAATTAAAAAATCAAGATCTAATGGATAAACAACTATCGTGGCACGTAGCCCGTTTGAAAGAATGTGGTTCGCTTAAAAAATCTGGAATTGAGTTCGCAAAAGATTCCGTCTTCTACTCATTATGTGAAGATGTCCGTGTTCTTCCAAAGATGGGACAGGTCTTACCTCACAGGCATAACATTCCTCCTATTTCTTCTTCTTCAGAGGAGGTAAACCCCGTTTCTCCCGATAAGAAATAGTTCTTCTTTCAGATAAGTTTTGACGTTCCACTTTCTTACCTAATATCTTTTTAACTCTATTTACTATCTGCTTAATGATAGGTTTGACTGCCTTTAAAA